CCCGGACTCCGGACCTCCACCCAGACACCTATTGTGACCCAGACCACACAACAACCATACAAATATTAACCGGAGGTCGATTAACAAAAGTTAGGCTACCCTAACCAACCTTAGCCCATCCTATGTGCCCTACCTCACACATGTGCCACGCGTCACACAACCCACAACCCGCAAGCTACCAACAAACCAACACGAACTGCAACCAACCAACACAACCAACGGCCCCCACTTTTTGCCCCGCGTAATACCCC